AAAGCGTACAAGGACAGGGCGGATATAGAGCGATATTCTAGTAACATTAGCATGTCTACTATTTTAGACAATGACTATAATCTGAATATTCCACGCTATATTGATAGCTTTGAGCCTGAAGAAATACCAGATGCGGTACAGCTTGCTAAGGACTTAAACGAAATTAATCGAGAAAGCCGTATTTTGGGCTTAGAAATTGCGGAGATGTTAAAGCAATTAGTTTGTACAGATCCCGATTCACAAAAAGAGCATGATGAATTTGTAAAAGAATTTACAGAGTTTTTGGTATCGTCTGATAGCGCGTGTACAGTCGAGGAGCAAGAAGCTGTGATAAAAAAAATAGAAGATGTTAAGAAGTATCTACTTCAAAAGATGTTTGTGTAATGTTAAAAAATTACAAGAAATTTAAAATTACGGAAGTTGCTGATATACTGGGACGGCCTAAGAAGAATCAAATGTATCCGGAAGGTTGTATTTGCTTGCAAGTATCTGCAAGTAAAGGGGAATTGGTGTATTTAGATACCGCGCAACAGGTTGATGCTAAATATGTGGTGATTCAACCACGAAACGTAATCCCTTATTATTTATTTTTAATGATAGAAAAGGCAATGCCTGAATTTCTATATAAATATAGGCAAGGTCTAAATATATCAGCTCATGACATCAAACATATGGAGATATTGTGCCACACGGATGTGGAAACACAGGCTTTAATAAGCATGATGTTCCAATCTATGCATGGCACAAGTCTAAGCGCTCAACATGGGCGCTTTTTTAATGCCTGAAAGGAGGTGAAAGGATGGCAGAATGGACAATATATGAGGCAAAAGAGCATTTACAGGCGTGGCTAGAGGCGGATTTAGCATTGGCAACGGGCAAAGAGTACACCATTGGTAATCGCCGGTTAACTCGTGCGAATGTGCAAGAGGTGAAAGACCGCATCAACTTTTGGCGTAATGAAGTAGCAAGGCTCGAGAATAGACCTCGACGTCGTGCATATCGTGTCATTCCGCGGGATATATGAGTAAACGTAAGAAACAGTTTATGAAAACCGCAGCAGGTAGGCACAAAGCAACGCAATATTCTGGGAGTAAAACAAACTCAGGCTATTCTAATCACGGCGCTAATAGTTTTAAATCCAGCGCCAAAGGGTACCAGGTTAACTCTCAAGATGCAAGGCACGATATCGATGCTAACTTTAGGATGCTACGGGCAAGGTCTGTAGACCTTCAACAAGGTACACCAATTGCAGCTGGTGCACTAAAGACGAATAAAACCAATGTTATCGGTCCGGGCCTAAGGTTTAAAGCTAATATCCGTTATGAGGAATTGGGGTTAACGTTTGAAGAAAAGAACGCATGGGAACGGAAGACCGAACGTGAGTTCGCAATGTGGGCGAAGCACTGCGATGCACGCGAACAGACTGATTTCTACGGAATTCAGGCTCTAGTGTATTATGAAAAACTATTGTACGGCGATTCATTTGTAAATTTACCACTGCTGTTTAATCAAACGGATAAGAATCCTTACCCGTTGCGATTGCAGATTGTTGAATCGATTCTTGTAGCTTCTCCGCCTAAATATATGGGACGAGAAGAAGACGAGAATAACGACGTCATTCACGGCGTTAAGTTTAATAAATATGGCGCCGCCGTTGGCTTCTACGTATTAAATAAGCTGTATAACTCTTTTAACGATGATCATGACTACACATATATTCCGAAGTACGGCACACAAACCGGGCGGCGTAATATTATCCAGGTTATGACGATTGAGCGAAGTGGCCAGTTGCGTGGCATCCCTATATTGTCTCCGGTAATCGAGGATTTGAAAGTGCTTAGCCGGTACAATGATGCGGAAGTTATGAAGGTATTAGTTAATGCCTTGATGGCAATCTTCATTGAATCGGAAGCACCGGACGACATGTCGCTAGGGACTGCGATTGACGAAGACGATCAAGTGGATGCTGAAAACGACGAAACAATCGAATTAGGCAATGGCACAGTAAATGTCTTGGCGCCAGGTGAAAAAGTGAATGTAGCTGAAAAAACGCCAATACCAACGAGCTTTGCAGACTTTACGTCCTCACTTATTAGCCACGTAGGTGCGGCGCTAGAAATTCCATATGAGATTTTAGTTAAGCACTTTGGTCAAAGTTACTCCGCATCAAGAGCGGCGTTACTCGAATATTGGAAGTCTGTTGAAACGCAACGTGCTGAATTTATTACTCAATTTTGCAATCCTATTTACGAGGAGTGGCTTACGATGGCCATTCTATTAGGTCGCATTGATGCACCAGGTTTCTTTGATGATCCAATCATCCGAGAGGCGTGGCTAGGTGCTGAGTGGTACGGACCTTCTCAAGGTCAATTAGACCCGCAGAAGGAAGCTACCGCGGCAGAAATTCGTGTTAAGAATGCATTTAGTACTCGTGCTAAGGAAGCGGCAGAGCTTACGGGCATGGATTATGAAAATGAAATCTTACCACAACGTATTCGTGAACACCAATCTATGGATGAAGGAGGCTTGTTGAATGAACAAGGACAACAAATTTCAGTTCAAAATTCGAACTCCGCTAAATCTGATTCAGGAAGCGGAGACGATTGACGTCGATATTTACGGCGTAGTCGTGAATGGAGCCAGTTATTGGGACGAGGATACAGGCGTTTCTAACGTACTATCACAACTCCAAGGGTTGGATCCATCTCAAAACATCGTTCTACATGTTAACTCTGTAGGCGGCGAAGTATCAGCAGGCGTTACAATCTACAACCGATTGCGAGCTTTACAAAATAAGAAATCTGTTATTATCGAGGGCCTAGCGGCATCCATTGCTTCTATTATTTCAATGGCAGGCGATGAAATTCATATGGCACTGGGTAGTGAAATGATGATTCACAACCCAAGCTCATATGCATTTGGTGAAGCAGATGATTTTGAGAAAGCTGCGGAATCGTTACGCAAAACCAAAGAAAATCTTATCGATATTTACGAAGCACGCACAGGGCTAACTCGTGAAGAAATCGCAACCATGATGGATGATGAAACTTGGTTAACAGCAAGGGAAGCATTGGAGAAAGGGTTCTGCACAAGTGTAGATGAATCCTTGCAAATGGTTGCCTGCCGTAAAGGCACTGACTTAATTGTCAATGGCTTACCGATGAGTATGGATGTGCTCAAAGGGTTGCCTGTTGATAAATATGAAGAGAAAGGAGAGGAACCAATGGAAGTAACTGCTGAATTGTTACGTACAGATTATGCGGAAGTATATGATGAAGTATTTAATGCGGGTGTTGCTGCTGAACGTGCACGTTTACAAGCCCTTGATGGGATTAATAACGAAGCACGCGCGGAAGTTATCAATCGTGCTAAATACGAAACATACGCTACTGTTCAAGATGTAGCTGTTGAATTACTCAATATGCCACAACCTGAACAACCAACTAATCAATTACAGCAATTAGTGCAAGATGCTAACAATGCATCTAATCAAGTTGACACGGTCCCTGGTCAAGTGCTTGACGAGGATATCGATGATTCTGAAAAAACAATGCAAATTGTTGATCGTGTAATGAAAGCACGCAATAAGAAATAAGGAGGGCAGACAATATGCCATACGTGGAAGAACAAAAATTAGAGTATAAACCTCTAATCGCTGGCACGCAAATGCCAGTCGTTACAAAAAAAGTAACAATCGGTCAAGATGCTGCAGTAATTAAGGCAGGCACAGTATTAGAATTAGAAGCTACTTCTAAAAAAGCTAAACGTGCGGATACAGATGTATACGGTGTAGCGTTAGCTGATATTGATGCTACGAAAGGCGATGTAGTAGCCGAAATTGCTGTAACAGGTGAATTTGCTACAGCGAATTTAGTATTTGCTTCTGGCAAAACAGCGGAAGACTTCACAGCGAAAGCGGAAGCCCGCAATATTTATTTCCGTTAATAAGGAGGACACATGGATAATATTTACACACCTCAAACACTAGCTGCGGTGGTTCGTCGTACTCCCGATGTGCCATCCTTTTTGAAAGACTTATTTTTCAAAGATACAAAAACATTCTTAACAGAAACAGTTTCTTTTGACATTGTAAAAGGCCGCCGTACTATTACGCCTTGGGTAGCACCAAACTCTACAGCGCCTTTATCTCAACGCACTGGCGTGACTACAACTACTTACAAACCGGCACAAAAGAAAGAAAAACGCTCCATTACTGAAAACGATATCAAGGTTCGGTTAGCAGGTGAGCAGCCATTTGTTGGTACGGTATCTCCTGAAGAACGTGCTATCCAACTTTTAGCGCAAGATACACAAGAATTGAAAGATAACTTGGTGCGCTCTCAAGAAGTTATGGCGGCAGAAGTGTTATTCAACGGCCAAGCTCATATTAAAGGTGAAGGCATTGACGATGTTGTAGACTTTAACTTTACAAATAAAGAAACTTTGGCAGGCAACGCCCGCTGGGGTCAATCTGCAGCAGAAATTGTGGCCAACATCATTAAATGGAAAAAGAAATGCTTGAAAGCATCTGGCTTTAACCCTAATACATTGGTTATGAACTCTGAAACATTAGAAGTAATGCTTTCTGATAAAAAAATCTTGGCATTGTTCGATAATCGTCGTACAGAAATGGGCCTTTTGCAATTCGAACAAATGGCGGAAGGTGCTGTATATGTAGGTTTCATGGGTGGCCAAATCCAATGTAACGTGTTTACCTACGATAACTATTACGTAGACCCTACGGATGGCCAAGAAAAGGAAATGGTAGCTACTGGTAAATTGTTGGTTGCTTCTGATATGGCCAAATTCACTAAATTGTATGGCGCAAATACAATCATCCCTGGCGAAGGTATGGACTTTGTAACCTATGAAGGGGAATACGTAATGCGTCGATTGGTTACTCGCGACCCTGACGCGGCGTTTTTAGAATTACAATCTCGCCCTATTTACGTTCCATTTGATGTAGATTCCTACTTCGTAGCGGACGTATTGTAATTGAAAGGAGGTAAGACTAATGCCTGTACAAGCAAAGCACGCGATTAACACCGGTGATTATGTGTATAATCCAGGTGATATCATCTCCGATTTAACTGTAGAAGAAGAACAGCGCCTAATTCGTTTAGGCGCAGCGGTTGTAGTTGGTGATGATAAAAACAATGCAGAAGACTCGTTAGCCGAAGCTCTTGGCGTTATGACGAATGCGGATATCGCTGGTTATGGTAAATCTATTGGTCTTGACTTTGCAAGCAAAGCCACAAAGGCGGACATGATTTCCGATATTCTTGCTTCTGATGCGGACGTCAACTTGGAACTCTTATCCGATGAAGCACTTCGCGTAATGGCATCTGCTGAACAATTGGATGTTCCTGAAAACGCTACTCGTGAAGAACTCATCGACATCTTAGGTGAATAATCATGGGATTTAAGGACTTTGCGCAAAATGACATTGAAAAGGTGTTTATCAATTCCAATGAATTTGCCGAAGTACATAATCTAAATGGTACGCAGTGCTATGCAGTGGCGGAAGGTCTTACCGATAAGCAGCATGTCGAAATCATGGGCCAGGATATTGATGGGTTGATTTACGATACGATTATAGTACACGTGGCCAAGCGGGATTTACCAGAAGTGCCAGAGTACAATCAAATCTTTCGCTTTAACGGCCGCATTATGATGGTCCAATCATGCGAAGATGACATGGGTATACTAAGCATTGTCCTTAGGGGGAATAACTCGTGAGTGTAACTATTGACATAAAAGGGCTGAAAAATGGGCTAGCTAAGATAGATGCGATGGTCGTCGGTACGCCAAAGACCACAGCAAAAGCTATCAATAAAGCGTTACCTAAAATCAAAAAGGCGATAGTTGATCGTGTTAACGAGGACTACCTGATTACTAAAGCGAATATCAATAAAACCATAAAGGTGGATAAGGCAGGCATGACTTTATCTGCCTTTATTCGTTCAAAGGGTAGACCGATAGCTCTTACTAAATTCAGAGTTACGCCAAAAAGTCCGCCTAAACGGAGAGGGCGCATAGTCAAAGCGCAAGTAATGCGGAACGGTGGCGGAGGGCCAATCCCTAATGCTTTTATTGCTCGTATGAGGAGTGGACATATCGGGGCGATGTATCGTAAGGGTGCAGACAGGTATCCGATAGGGCAATTTCACGGCCCTTCGGTACCAAGCATATTGGGTGATGCCAAGATATCCGCTTTTGTTGGGAATAAAGCAGAGCAGGAATTGCAAAAGCAAATGGAACTCGCACTCGACACATTAATAGGAGGGTAATCGATGACACCTACGCAATTAGCAACCGATTTGGGGGCGTTCCTAAAACAAGTGCATGCTAACTATTTTAGCGACGATGCACAAGTAAAGGGGAATCCTTTATTGGTTGTACCGGGATTTTTAAAAATGAAAGAATCATCCAAGGAGGACCAATATCCGCACCTTGTTATTCGAATTAATAAGATTGAAGATACCTTGCAGGGGTCAACTGTCCAATTGTTTCTAATCCACGGTGTGTACTCTGAGGATGTGGAAAAGGGCTGGATGGAGATTACCAATTTCTTAGAAACCACAAGGCAAGCGCTACTGGCCCATCCCGTTATTGCTAAGCGGTACCGTTTAGTAATGGATGATAAACACGGAATTGATACCGACATCCCTCCGGATCAAGCCTATCCGTATTGGGAGGGATTTATGACAGTTAAATATGATATCGAACAAATACGAGAGGAGATGATTATTTAATGGCAAAAGATGATGCACCAGTTGAAGTTGTAAATGAAACAACAGAAATTGCGGAAACAACAGTTAAAACTAAAGATGCTAAACAAGTAATCTACTTAGGACCTAATAGTGCTGAACTAGGTCTTACAACAGGTACCGTTTATATTGACGGTATTCCTGCTGTAGTAGGTGAAGATAAAGCAATGCTACGATTATTGTTCGTGCCTATCAATAGGATTGCAGAGGCACAACAAGAATTAGCAACAGAAGGTACGGCAATGAACACCGCTTACCTTGAATTTAAAAAAGGAGGTCGTAGATAGTGGGAAACTATAGACACGGAATTTATACAAGAGAGGTTCCTACCTCTCTTATTTCTATGACAGAAGCTACGGCGGCCTTACCTGTTTATATTGGTACTGCGCCTGTGCATTTGGCCACGGACCCAGCGGAAGCTAATAAAGCCGTATTGTGCTACAATTACGCATCTGCCACTACTCAATTTGGGTACTCCAAAGAATGGGATAAATACACATTGTGCGAAGCGATGTATTCTCAATTCTCTTTATTCGGGATGGCGCCAGTAGTTTTTATCAATGTTCTTGATCCGAAGAAACATAAGAAGACGTTAGCGTCTACGCAAAAACAAATTCAGGATAAAGTCGTGACAATTGAAGACCCTGTATTACTCAATACGTTAAAGGTATCTGCTACCAATGGCGGAGCGGCGTCAACTATCAATGTTGATTATACTGCGACATTTAACGATGAAGGCAAATTGTTGATTGGCATCGTAGCTACCGGTGCACTCAAAAGCGCAACATCTGTTTGGGTATCTTATGATTACGTGGACCCATCTATGGTAACGGCAGATGATATCGTCGGCGGTGTGGATACTGAAGGCAAGCGAAAAGGTTTGGAACTTATCAATGAAGTATTCCCACGATTTGGTTTAATCCCCGGCAATTTATTGGCGCCAGGTTGGTCCCATAATACACTTGTAGCGGCTGTAATGAAAGCAAAGGAAACTACTATTAATGGTATGTTTCAAGCTATGTCCTTATGTGATGCCCCTACCGATGAAATTAAAAAAGCAACTGCAGTTAGCGAATGGAAAAATAAAAAGAACTACGTCGATGAACGTCAAATCTTATGTTGGCCAAAAGTAGCATTAGCTAATCGTCAATTCCATTTATCCACACAACTCGCAGGTCTTATGGCTAAGACAGATGCTAAGTATGACGATATCCCTTACAAGTCTCCATCTAATGAGTCCTTGCAAGCGGATAGCGCTGTGTTGAAAGACGGTACTGAAATCTATCTAGGTCCAGACGAAGCCGCGTATTTGAACGGTCAAGGTGTCGTTACTGCACTTAATTTCATCGGCGGATGGAGAGCCTGGGGCAACCGTACAACGGCCTACCCATCTAATACAGATGTTAAGGATTCCTTTATCCCTGTACGTCGTATGTTTAACTGGGTATCTAACACGCTGATTACATCCTTCTGGTCTAAAATTGACGACCCAGGGAATAAACGATTGATTAATAACGTCGTAAATAGTGCCAACGCTTGGCTAAATGGGCACGTAGCATCTGGCGCACTTCTTGGCGCCCGTGTTGAATTTTTGGAATCTGAAAACCCAATAACTGATTTGTTGAACGGAATTTATCGATTCCATGTATATTTAGGTGTGCCAACACCGGCCCGTGAAATCGATTTCATCCAAGAATATGATTCGTCTTACATGAGCACATTATTTAATTAAGAGGGAGGTAACTCATGGCTAAACATAGAGACAAGTTGATTGACTTTGCCATTTTTAGCTCTGGCAGAGAATTATATGGTTACGCCGATGTAACCTTACCTGATATCGAATTTATCAGCGACACAATCAAAGGCGCGGGCATTGCCGGCGAAGTTGATTTGGGTGTACTCGGTCAAACTAAGGCAATGAACATGTCCATTAAATGGAATACCATTGACAAAGATGTGACAGACCTTGCTAGTCAAAAGGTGCATGATATCGAAATTCGTGGCGCACAACAATTATATGATTCCGCAAAAGGTGAATTAGTACCTGAAGCGGTCAGCGTATATGCCAAAGTGATGCCTAAGAAAATCGGTCTTGGCAAATTTGAACAGGCAAGTAAAACCGATACCTCTACAGAGTTTGAAATTGTATATTTCAAAATGACTGTTGGTGGTAAAACTCGTACTGAAATTGATAAATTCAACTATGTTTGTGTAATCAATGGTGTTGATTACTTAGCATCCGTAAGGGAGGCATTGGGTAAATAATGGCTACATATGATCGCGAAAAGCTAATTGACGGCTTAAACAATTTAACTGGGTTTGACTTCACAAAGGCGGAACTTCGTGTCCGCCGTGAAGGCGATATGACTCCGGATGTTACATTCTCTAAACGATTTCAGGCAGAAGTTGCCGCCATAGCATTAAAAGAAAGTGCAAAGGTATTAATGACAATGCCAATCTCTGAATTCACTGAGATGTGTGCAGAGGTAAGCATTTTTTTATTGCGTGGTTCGGTAGAGAAAATGGGACTTCTCCCGGACAACAATGCCGAAGGATTGCCATCCGACTTAGAGAGTGCGGAGGCATAGACTTTTGGATGTCTACCCCAATCGCTGAAATAGCAGATTGGATAGACGATTTAGAATTTGTTCTTGAAGATGAAAAGCGCTTGAGGGAGGAAGAGGACTAATCCATCAAGCGCTTTTTGCGTAAACAAATTTAAAAGAAAGGAGGAACTATGGCGGGTAAAGTATTTGAGATTGCTTTTGCAATAAACGGCGCCTTAGCCCAAGGGTTTAAGACGTCGATGCAGCAAGCCAAGGGTACGTTGACGCAATACGGCTCTAAAATGACCGAGTTGAAAGCGCAACAAAGGGCTTTGGATTCTGCATTAAGGCAAGGCGTTATCTCCATGGACTCTTACCGCAACGCAACGGAGAAAGTTGGTAAGGCGCTAGACCAAACGGCAGCTAAAGACGCAAAACTCAGAAAAGCAATGCAAAATAAAATTGCCGCTGACGCTAATGCTAAAAGTGCTCGTAGTGATTTAGGTAGCACTATGGCTACTACTGCTGTAATGGCCGCGCCTCTCGTCGGGATGCTATCTAAAGCGGCAGACTTTGAAGCAGTGATGTCAAAGGTAAAGGCAATCACTGTATCTGACGATAAGGCAATGCAACAATTGACGGCCACCGCTCGCGAACTCGGGCAAAAAACTATGTTCTCCGCCACACAAGCAGGCGAAGCCATGACATATCTAGGCATGGCTGGTTGGAACTCTCAACAAATCATGGCAGGTATGCCAGGGCTTTTGAACTTAGCAGCAGCTAGTAATACGGATTTGGCACGTACTGCGGACATCGTATCCGATGATCTTACTGCGTTTGGATTAAGTGCTGAACACGCAGGGCATATGGCGGACGTATTCGCTAAGACTACCACCAAGACAAATACAACTGTCGAGATGATGGGCGAAACAATGAAGTACGCCGCACCAGTAGCGCATGCCTTTGGCGCAAGTTTAGAAGAAACGGCTGCACTTACTGGGCTTATGGCCAATAGCGGTATTAAGGCATCTGCAGCCGGTACTGCATTACGTTCAGGGTTCTTGCGTTTAGCGGGTACTTCCTCTAAATCGACTAAAGCGATTGAGGAAATGGGGCTTTCATTAAGTGAAGCAACGGCACAACAAGAAGAGGCAAGAGCCGCATTAGATAGCCTGGGTATTGCTATGAATGATACCAATGGGCCACGCAAGATGAGCGCTATCGTTCGCGACTTAGCAGATAAGACCAAGGATATGAGTAAGGAACAAAAGCTTGCTACGCTTGCGACTATCTTCGGTACCAATGCCGCATCAGCTTGGGTATCTGTTATTGATCAAGGACCTGATGCGTTAGATAATTTAACGAAGGAACTCGAAAACAGTGACGGCGCTGCTGAGGAAATGGCTAATACGATGCAAAATAATGCACGCGGAGCACTAATTAAACTTTCATCTGCAACTGAATCAGTAGCAATCGCAATCGGTAGCACAATGTTACCTACTCTAGCAAAACTAGGTGAATCTCTTGCAAATGAAGCTGCTTACGTCGCTGAGGTTGCGGGGCAACATCCGGAGCTTACGGAAGCCATAATCAAAACAAGTGTTGCTGTAGCGGGGATGGTAATTGCCTATAAAGCAGTGAAAGCAGTTTACTTCAGCGTAACGGCGGCACATGCGGCTTATCGGCTTATGATGGAATCAGAACGTGTAGCAACTATGCGCAACGTAATCGCATCGGGCATCCATAGAGCAGGTATGATAGCAAGTAGTATCGCCATGTATGCAACCGCTGCGGCGCAATGGGCGTTGAATGCAGCAATGAGTGCCAATCCGATAGGGTTGGTTATCTTAGCTATTGCAGCATTAATTGGCGTGTTGGCATGGTTAGTTACTCATTTTGAAATTGTGTCCGACTTCTGTACATCGATGTGGGAATCCCCTACAGCTGCCATTATCGCGTTCATGGCCGGTCCTATAGGATGGCTGATTTATGCGGCAATGGGGTTAATTGCTAACTGGGACCAAGTGAAAGCCTGGTTCACTCTATTATGGGAAGACCCTAAAGCAGCGCTCGGCCAATTCTATGATTGGGTTATGAGTAAGCTAGGAGGGTTGTTTGATTGGATTAGTGAAAAATGGGAATGGGTTAGATCCATTTTCAGTAAGCCGATTCAAGCTAGAGTAGAAGGCACTGCAACGGCGAATGGGCAAACTGTACAGCATAACGCGAAAGGCGGTATTTATGGGAAAGGCGCGTTCCTTACTACGTTTGCCGAAGAATCTGATGAAGCTGCGATTCCTATCAATGGTACACCAAGGGCCGAAGCATTATGGCGTCAAACAGGCGCTATGATGGGGCTTTTCCCTGGTGAAGGCAACTCTGCAGTATCTGTATCCGCGCCAATCAACATTACTATTAATGGTGATGCTGATGCAAGTGCTGTACAACAAATTAAAAGTGCTGTAGGTGGCGCAATGGATGACCTAGAGGCGCGCCTTGCCGAAATCCAAAACCGGAAAGGGCGTGTAAGCTATGCCTAGTAATTTGCGCTATGTTACTGTCAAACTGCAGTATGACCAAAAGGACATTACACAAGACCTGGTTCCTTATTTAAAGGATTTCAGCTTTAACGATGTAATGTCCGGAGAAGCTGACGATATATCAATCACTTTACATGATATAGAAGAGCTTTGGACGTCCGATTGGTTCCCTGAAAAAGGGGCGAAGTTAACCGCATCAATCGTATTCCATAACTGGAATGAACTCGGAGACGAGATAGAAATGAAATGCGGGCAGTTTGAAATCGATGAAATTACTTGTAAAAACCCACCGCACGAGGTCACTATAGGGGCTGTTAGTGTTCCAGATGAATCCAAGTTAAGAGGGGAATTAAAGAGTAAGTCATGGGAGAAGACTACGCTCAAATCTGTTGCAGAGGAGCTCGCAAAAGGGGCGGGGCTTGAATTGTTTTATGATACACCCGAAACAATCAAATTAGATAGGGTCGAGCAGTCGGACCAATCTGATTTAGAATTCTTGATGAAAGTCTGTAAAGATAATGGGCTAGCGTTAAAGGTTTCAGACAAGCAAGTGATTATTTTTGATGAAACAAAATTTGAAACAGAAAAAGTAGTCGCAACGCTAATTAAGGGGCCAATGCCTACAGACCTTACAGAAGAACAAATTAAGGAGCTCGGGGAAGTCATTCCTTATCAAGGTAGCTATTCTCTAAAGACGTCATTAAAGGATGTGTATTGGGGCTGTCACGTGAAACATAAGAGCACTAAGCAAAAGAGTACTATTGAATATACGTTTAAGGACCCGCACAAAACGCAAGGTAAGATACTGCAAGTTAACCAAAGTTGTGAAACACAGGCGGAGGCGGAACGTTTGGCCAAGAAAAAGCTACGTGAAAAGAACAAGAATGAAATTACTGGTTCTGTTGCGATGCTTGGCCATATCGTATTGGCCGCATCAGCCACAATCAATTTAAAAGGATTCGGTAAATTCGACGGTAAGTATATCATTAGTAAATGCTCCCATAAGGTAGGGGGCGGATATACACAAAGCCTAGATATAAGGAGGTGCCTAGATGGATATTAGTGTAGCGCTAAAAAATTTAATTCGTGATGGTATCGTATCTAGTACGGACCCCTCTACCATGACGGCAAGGGTAACATTTCCGGACCGTGACGATTTAGTATCGTATCCACTTGAAGTACTTTCGCACGGATCACAAAATAATAAACACTACTGGATGCCCGGTGTTGGCGAACAGGTATTATGTTTATTCCTACCACAAGATAATAATTTGTCCCAGGGCTACATCTTAGGCACTACGTATAATGCCAAGGATAAGCCCTCTTTTAATGGGCAGAATATCCACGGCATCAAATTTGCGGACGGCTCGACCGTCTCCTATGATGCGGACGGAGGAGGTCTTGTTATTAATTGTACCGGTAATTTAACTATTAATGCTCCTTCAGGGGATGTAGTGGTTAACGGAATTAGTTTAGTGTCACATACGCACGGCGGTGTTGTTCCTGGTGGAGGAAGCACAGGCACGCCGAATTGATAGGAGGTGAGTAACATATCATTATTTAGTAAATTAGGCAGTACTGCCGCCAACTATAAGAAGAACCTTAATTCACAGGGTTTAAAGAATTTACAAAATACGCAATTAGGCGATGTGGCTTACTCTCGCCTATCTAATTTAGCGGATAAGTTTGGCCTGGGAGGATACCTCCCGCAACGCCAATTAGGAAGCTTTGGGAAAATAGTGTTTGTGGCATCTTCTCATACAGTGCGTACGTTCGATGCATTGGCACGGAATATCAACGCTCGAACAGCGTCCCACGAAATCATAGGACAGAAACCAATACTTGAATTCTTGGGACCTGATGCGGATGATATTTCTTTTACGATGAACTTTAATAAGCTATTGGGCATTGACCCTCTAAAAGAAATTGAAGAAGTGGCCAAGATGTGCCGAGAAGGACAAGCCGAACAGTTGATTATTAATGGTAAGCCATTTAGTGAACACAAATTACTGATTACCAGTATAAGCGCTGCGATGAATACGATCGATAATCGAGGCAATGTATTATCCGCATCCATTAATGTGACGCTGAAGGAGGCGCCTGATATACCTAAAGTTGTGATCACACCTAAACAAGGAGGCGATACAAATGCAAATTGACGTAAGCGCTCGTCTTGATGGCATTGATTTTGCGCCGAAGGATATTCTTACTGAGATTATTCAAAATGTGCGAACCATTATTTCTACAACGCAATTTTCTGTACCGCTTGATAGGCGATTCGGTATAGATGGCACCGTTATTGATTTACCTCTACCAGTAGCAATGGCCAGAATATCTGCAGAGGTGATTCGGGCCATTACTGAATACGAGCCACGATGTAGAGTTGTGTCCGTTGACTTTGAAAGTACAGAAGCAACTGATGCGGAAGAAGGACATTTGCTGCCTAAGGTATCGATTGCTATAAAAGATGAATGGCTAGAAAGTGTAGGTGGCTATGAATCAATATAGAACCATCCAAGGAGATATGTGGGACGGTATCGCGTTTAAAGTGTATGGCAACGAAGCTTACATGAATGTACTGCTAGAAGCTAACCAAGAGTACGCTCAATATGTGATATTGCCCGCTAACCTTATTTTGAAATGCCCTGATGTGGATATAAGGGCGACTATTAATTTACCACCGTGGAGGCGATAATAATGAATTTACCTGAAATCAACTTTGTCACGGCGGATAAAGAAGCCGTTGAAAAGGAAATATTCGCCCTCTACACCTCTGTTACTGGGCGAAAGTTAGCACCGGCGGACCCTATTCGCTTATTTCTATTAACGATTACTAATATTGTGATTTTATTGTTAAATCGCATCAACGATACGGGCAAGCAGAATCTTCTGGCCTATGCCAGGGGAAATAACTTAGACCATATCGGCATTGCGTTAGGGGTGGAACGCTTACAAGCTACGGGCGCAGTCACAACTATGAAGTTAACCGCATCAATGGCAAGGCCCGAAGGCATAGCTATTCCAAAAGGTACACGCTTTACTTCAGGTGATAACGTGTTTTTTGCGACTACTGAGCCTTACTACTTGTCGGCTAATGAAACCACGATACAAGTAAAGGCGGTATGCACAGAAGCTTCAGCTAAAGGGAATGGATATCTAGCAGGGGCGATTACCACTCTTGTTGATCCGATTCCGTATATCGCAAGTGTAACCAATATTACAATCTCTGAAGGTGGCGCCGATACGGAGACGGACGATGCGTTCCGTGAACGTATTAGGGAAGCACCTGAAAGCTTCTCTTGTGCAGGGGCCGAAGGGGCCTATGAGTTTTTCACTAAAAAAGCATCAGCCCTTATTAGTTCTGTAAAAGTAGTATCACCTAAGCCGGGAGATGTAGTTGTATATCCTGGTCTTGTATCTGGTGAAATTGCCGGAGAAGAAATTCTTAAATTAGTGGAAGCCTCGCTCACCGATAAGAAGGTGCGGCCCCTTACCGATAATGTATCTGTAAAAGCGCCAATTGCTAAGAATTATAGTATCGTTATTCAGTACTACATTGATTCGGATAATTCGTATTACGCTGACACGATTAAGAGTAGAGTCGATGCGGCGGTTACGGATTATATACAATGGCAATCCGGAAAAGTAGGGCGCGACATCATTCCCTCTGAATTGATTCGACGTGTAATGGAGGCCGGGGCTAAACGTGTTAGCGTGACATCCCCTGTATTTACCGTTGTGAAAGACGGCAAGAAGGAAGATGGCTACCAAGTGGAATTGGCGCAGTGTACTGGTAAGACTATCACATATGGAGGTGTAGAGCATGAATGATCTCTACAAATTCAAATTAAAGGATACGCTGCCGAGCTCGATTGCTAATGATGCTAATGTTCAGGCCTTAGCTGAAGTGGTTACGTTGAAACTTATGGCGTTGATGCCTTTCGTGGATAGACTAACTATCTTGTCGCATCTTAATGAGTTAAGCACGCCAATACTAGATGAGTTAGCCTGGCATTTACACGTTGACTTCTACGATGAAGCTGTAGCGAGAGAACAAAAGATTAAATTAATTTTGAGTTCTATTGCGTGGCATCGAAGAAAAGGCACCGTTGGATTAGTAGAAGAAGCTATCGGCGAATTGTATTCAGAATGTGAGGTTGTGGAAAACTGGGCTTATGATGGCGGCGAGCCTTATCATTTTAAGCTACAGATGTCCGGTTATATGATGACGCCTAATATACGGGAGCGCGTGCTGCGTATATTAGAATTCGTCAAGAATAAGCGGTCCTGGTTAGATGGTATCGAATATGTGCACGCTATTAATTCAGGTGGTGTGTATGTTGGTGGTATTGCAACGGCTGCGGGCAGTGCTGTAGCTGAACCTAGCCTTAAAATCTCGACAGGTCCACAAACGCAACAGCTTTATATCGGTGGCGTAATTACTGTTCACCAATTTATTCACATATAGGAGGTTTACATGGCAAAATATCCTGCCGTCATTACTACAATGGCGGGAACAAATACTATTGCGGAAGCTAATGCGAGTAAGCAGGCTTTGATTTTTACAAAAATAGTTATCGGTGCAGGCGACATGCCTGCATCAATTCCACGCGCTACGGCATTGACTGATAAGCGTTTGGAATTAGCGATTACTAAAAGCGTTAAGACAGGTGATGGTCAATTCATGGTGCAAGGGCTGTTATCAAATAAGAACCTTGATGCCGGTTTTTACGCACGAGAAATCGGGCTTATGGCAAAAGCCGGTGAAAACGGTCAAGAGGTGCTTTTCTCCTACACAAATGGGGGCAACTACGTTGACTACATCCCAGATAAGAATACGCCAATGGATAGCTACACATTTACGATTACTACTGTGATTGGCAATGCGGAAAAGGTGCAAGCGGTTATTTCGGATAACGGAGTAGCCTCTGTGCATGATCTGGAGGCGCATAATACGGACCCAGGAGCTCACGGTGGGCTACTTCAGAATTTAAAGAATCAATTATCTACTCATAACACAGATATTTCATCGCATCCAGCAATTACAGATGCGATTGCAAAAATCCTTGGGGCGACTGACTGGCAAGAGAATCCAGTCGCTACTCTGAAAGATATAAAAACCAAGCTAGGCGAAGGTGGAATAGTGGCGCAACGCTTTGGAGAAAGCGG